AAGATGATGGACTCCACCTGCCTGTCAGCCTCGGCGCGCTGCACCTCGGTGCCGATCATCTGTGTGGACATGCCCCCGCAGATCATCATCATCAAGTTCGCCTTGGGCGCCAGCACGCCCTGGATGGGCAAGATGGCCACGCCGTCGACCACGTCATAGCGCTTCTCGGATTGGGGCGTGCGGCTGCTGATCGAGGCCTCGAAGGCCTCAACGTCAAAAGCCTCGCCACGGCTGCGGGCCTCGTACACGGCCTGCATCTCAGCCAGGACGTCAGGCCTCACAGCCCAGGCGCCGTAGAGGATGTCGTGAAGGGTCATGGGTAGATGATCCGTTTTTGGGGTCCTGCTGCGCTGGCCTGGGTGCAAGCCATGGCGGCGATGAGGATCAGGGATTTGGTCATGTGTGCTCGAGCCTCAGACGCCCGTGGGGTTAGCGGGTCATTGCGGACGGCGAAATCACATTTGCCGACGCATACAGCAGGTTCATGACTTGGGTTTCATGGATGCCGTCAGTTGTGTTCTTGTTGGTAGTCCCGTCGGCCAGCCACGTGCCTAGGTTCCGCCCACCTTCCGCCACATCAGCAAATTCAAAGAAGCCAGCAACCCCGCTCACACCAGCACGAACCAGACCGTTGTAAGTTGTGTTTGCGGCTTGGTTTGCGCGCGCGGTTTGGTCGCTGCGATCCACCAATGTCCAAGCCCCGGTAGTGCCGGGTGGAATGGTTGTGATGTGAGTGGGCTTAGCACCGAACAGAGCCGCGATGCTTTGCTGACGGGTCACAAGCGTGGCCGCAGATGCCCCGTTAAAAATGTCGTTGTAGCCGTACTCGCAGATGATGTGGCTGAAGTACTTCGCCAGGGCTACGCGCAGGGTGTTGGATGTCAAAAACGACGCCGCGCTATCGTTTGCCACGCCGCAGTTGACATAGCTGTAGTTGCTGCCCAGCGCACGCGGAACAGCGCCCTTATCACCCGACAAGTTGCCCGTGAACGTGTCGTTGATGCCCTGTGCTCGGCTATCCCCAAAAACAAGGACGGATGGCCGAGTCATCGAGGCAACGCACAAAATCGGCCCGTATGAAAGGTTTGTGTTATTTGTGCCGCCAGTCCAAGCTGCTGCGCTCATGGTCTGGTCTGTGAGCGACCCCGTTGAGTAACGGAAAACCTCACCGTTTGCGACGTCCAGCGTGTTGCCCGACGCTTGCAGCACAATGAGGCCCGACGCATTGGTATAAAACACGCGGGTGAAATACGCGGCGCCGCGAGGGATGCGGATAGGCACCGGATCGCACAGTGGCGACTGAGCGCCACTGGCGACAGCTACAGACGTTGCACCAGACCACGTGCACTGCATGATGTTGCCAGAGCCAATCGGGTACTCAATGGATGCAGTGATCGTGGCAGACCCGCCATTGCCGCCCTCAATTAATGTGCTTGTGGGGACAAGCCAATTCGGCCAGGCAAAACGCGGGAAGCTCACCGTGTCACGAGATACGTGCCGCTTTTTGCACAGCAATTGCGTTGCCGTACCTGCGGCAATGGTGGAGGTCATCACGGCCACGTTTGTCGAAAAGTGCCCGACATACTCGTCCGTCGAGTTTGCGCCAGCGCGAAGCACCCACACGCCCCCGATGGCATCGAAATAGCCCACGCCCGTCACGAGTGCCGCAGTCCCATTACCTGACGCCAGCGCAGCAATCGCCCCCGCATCAGCATTGAGGGCAGCAACGCTTGCGAAGGGGCCGAGGGTGGTGGAGCCACCCAACGGCTCATCACCCAAGAACAAGCCAGCCGGCGTGTCATACAGCGTGTCAGGCCGAGGCTTGGCCGGCAAAGCGGCGGTCTTGATGCGGCGAATTTTGGTGCTCATATCAGCTTCCTTGTGGATCGGGTTTGGCCGGGTCTGCGGGTTTGGCCGGTTGGTCTTGTGGCGCGGGCGCGCCTGGCTTGGCTACGGGCAGCAGGTCGCGCTTGGCAAGCTGCTGCTGCTCACGGGTCTTTTGCTCCAGCGTGCTGTCCCAGCCCGTGCCGAACAGCTCCCACTCGGCACGCTCACGGGTCATCAACCGGCCGTCGACGGCCGCCAGGTAGGCGGCTACTTCGTCCTTGGGGTTGATGGACCCCATCGAGTCACCGAACCAGTTCGCGCGGGTATAAGCCCAGCGCATCAGCGGGTCGCGGAAGAAGCCCGGCGCGGCAATGCGGCCCAGCGCCACCGCTTCAGCCATCCAGGTCTCGTACACCGGTTGGCAAAAGCTGCGGGCCAGCCACACGCGCATGCTGCGGAAGTACACCCATGCATCCAGCAGCGCGGCCTTGCTGGCGCTGTAGCTGGCGTTGAACTGCTTCATCAGCAGCTCGCTGGGCAGGCTCAGCGCCACGCCAATCTGCTTGATCAGCGCAGCCACAAACGCATCGAACGCCGTGTTCGGGCGCGATGGGTCGGCAATCTCGATCTTCTCGCCCTTGGCCAGGCCCACGATGGCCGCCGGCCCCAGTTCCAGGTCCTGGCTCAAGCTCGGGTCATTGACCTGCCCTGCGCCAAACACAGGCGCTGTCTGGCCGTTCTCCGTCGTCACGAACACGGTGAAGAAGGCACTGATCACAGCGGCCTGCACCTCGGCCTGCGTGTAGCGGCCCAGCTGCTTGAGCAGGTCAATGATGGGCGCCAGGTACGGCACGCCACGGCTTTGCTCAGGCCGCACAAAACGGCAGTGGTGCAAGATGCGCAGCCGCCCTGACTCACCCACGCGGTCAATGAAGGTGCCCGCATACCGGCGTGCAAACAAGCCCTTCACGGTGCCGGGGTGGTGGTCGTACACGTGATAGGCCTCAGGCGCGCCAACCGCATTGCGCCGAATGCCGCCGGCCACTTGGGCTGTGTCCCTGCCGCCCCCTGGGTTGCCCACCCGGTCCGCCTCAATGATCTGCAGGCGCAGGCGGTATGGCTGCCTGGCCGAGGCCTCGCCATCGGGCAAGATCGTGAAGCTGTCACCGCTTTCCAGCGCAGTGCGCAACACCAGGCCCTGCCGGTCATAGAAGTTGCCAGCCAGCGTCAGGTCGCATTCCAGGCTGTCAGACCACAGGCTGAACTCACGCTGAGCGTGCGCCTTCCACTCGGCCATGCGCTCATCCGACCAGCCCAGCACATGGCGGTCAGGCTCAGGCTGCAGCGCCAGGCCTGTGCCCACAATGCGGTCCACGTTCGTGTTGATGGCACCGGCTGCAATCGGGTGGTTGCGTGCCAGGTCGCGCGACTGGCCGCGCAGCGTGCCCAACTGGCTCAGGATGTCGCCGTCCGCATCGCGCGTCACAGGCTTGTAGTTGCGCGATGGGCCCGTGCCGTTCACGCTTTCATAGCCCCAGCTCACACCATCCAGCGCGGCCATGAACGTGCGCGCCTTCATGCGGCGTGCAGCCACCTCAGGGGCGAAGTAGTCCACCACCCTGTCCAGCAGGTTGGGTGTCGCTTGCTTGCTCATGGCGTTCAGCGCACGTACATCACGCGGCGCGCACCGCTGCTGGATGCATCGGCCCGGTCGATCAACAAGCGCAGGTTGTTGATCTCTTCACGGATCACCTGCAGGTCTGCCTTCACCACACGCCGCCGCGAGCCATCACCAGGCTCAATCGTGTAATCCTGTGCGCCCACAAGAATGGCCTGCTCGGCTGCCAGGTAGGCATCGAGTCGGGTTTGAAGTTGCTGCGGTGTCATGTCGGCCCAATGAAAAAGCCCCGTGGCACTTGTGTGCAGCACGGGGCTCGAAAGGTGGTTTTTTGCGCTTTTTGACGGTGTGTTTCGTCTGGGCGCAATTTCAGGACTTACCTGAATTGAGTCGAATTTTGGGCCAAAGTGTCACCTCCCATCAACGCCTATTTTGTCGCCTCTGGAGGTGACACTTTTGACCGAAAGTCTGATAGCTGGTCTATTGACATTCATGCAGTGTTTGGTGCATGCAGGCGTCAGCAAAACATCAGCGCGCCGAGTTCAAGGCGTCCTGCACATACCACTCAAGGATGGGCTGTAGGTTGTCCTGCGCGGTCTGCCTGACCACCTCATCAAACCGCAGCCGCTGCACATACACAGGCCGGCGCACAAACATGAAGATCGGCTTGACGATGCTGCCGTGAATGCCGCTGCGCGACCAGATGCCTGGCGGCAAGTGCTGCTCTTGCCGGCGCCGATCGCCAGCATGCTCGCCCATGCGCTGCACACCGCGCCCCGCGAACGTGCCCCGCCCACGGCTGATGAAGTACTGCACACCACGGATCTCGACAAAGCCACTGTCAGTGCGCTTGCGCTTGGCCAGCGTGGCCTTGCGCTTGGCCGTCATGTTGGCGCGGTAGCCCTGCTCACCAAACGCCCCGAAGTAGCTGATCAACTGCACGATGAACGAGCCCTTGACGTTTCCATACTGGTCCATCTTCTCAGGTGGCATGCCCTTGCCCGGCACCACCTGCCAGCTCGTGGTCAGCACGCCCAGCCGCTGCAAGGCCCTCTCCATGCGCTTGTCGTTGCGCCGCCCACCCTCAATCTCGGCCTGCAGCACGCTATTGGGGTCCACGCCCTTGCCGCCCGGGTAGCGCAGGTAGATGTCAGCCTGCAGCTTGTCGCGCTGTGCCATCTCCACCTGCACGGCCCGCAGCACATACGGGGTGGGCCGGTCGAACACCCTGCGCATTTCCTGCTGCAGGTCACTGCGCGCCATGAAGGCCACCGTGTTCAGCGCACGCATGCCCGCAAAGCGCACCTGCTTGTTGGCCAAGGCCATTTGCTTGCGCACCTGCGCCAGGTTGTGCGTGATCTTCATGGCGCGTTCCCCGCGATCGGCTCATCCACCGAGCCAGGCACACCCATCCGGTTGCGCTCGGCCTCGTTCGTCTCCAGGATGCGCAGCGAGGCCCTGTACGCACGCCGGCGGAACTCACGCAGCAGCCGGTACCAGTGCTGCCGGCTGATCTTCAGCAACCCTGCTGCCGCCTTCACGTTCTTCACACGGTACAGGTAGTGCAGCCTGAACACCTTGCAGTCCAGCGCGCTCTCCCCCTGGCTCAGCACCGCCAGGTGAAAGGCCAGGATGCGGGCGCTGCACGGTGCATCAGGGCCACCAGGCTTGCGCAACATGGCCGAGCGCTTTTGCAGCTTGCCCAGCACCGATGCCCCCAGCGGCGGCGGCCCGTAATAGCCGCGCGTGGCGCTCCAATGCGCCCAGGCCTCGCACAGGTTGTCCAGCACCCGGTCCTGCTCGATCTGGGCACTCGTCAGGCCACTGACATCCTCGTCATCCGTATGGTCGTTCCTGTCAAAGTAAGCCCGGGCGGCGTGGCTTGCCACCGCGTCCGTGCCAGGCGCGCTGTGGTCAAAC